TGTCGAACCTAGTCATCCCCATCAAAAGCACACCAGCCTTACGATGTCCCTTTCGGCTCCAGCAGTTAGACTCGACTCAACAGGTCTATCTGATGCGCTTTTGGTGGAGATGGGGAGAATCGCACTCCCGTCCAAACAACCTTCAATTTCGCTTCAACGAATTCTTTAATTATATCCCTGACCTTCTGCGAAGTCAAGTTCCATCTGTGGACTTTCTGGTGGAAATACAATCTCTTCCAGCTCAGGTTCAAAGAAGTTTGGTCCTTTGAGCACCTTACCATCTTCACGATAGATTGGCTTGCCATCAGCACCCAGCTTGCTCATGTTCGATGCATGGACCTCACGGAAGCAGGTATCCAAATTGATACCATACGCATGCCCAGCACCATAAACAACATACAGTAGATCAGTCAATGCGTCGGCAACTCCAACAAGATCGTTCTTGCAAGTTGCTTCCCAAAACTCCTGGAGCTCCTCTTTGATAAGATCATAACGAAGTGCCTGCGTATTAACATCAGGCATTTCTGCATTCAACTTACATTCCTGACCAAATGCAGTCATGAACTCACCAACCATCTCGAAGTTTGTATTCGCACTTTTATCCATCATGTTCACCTTTATATAATCAGCCATAATAATAATTGTAGTTGTAGTGTAAATGAATCTTTGGTCTTACACTTTTGTTGATTTCTTTTGATAGCATTCCATGTTCAAAGTCATAATTGAATGCGATCAAATCTGCTTTGTGTGCTTCAGCAACAATGTCAACCAACTCATCAGTATAGTAGATGCGATAGTCTGCATCTCTTTCTGTCTTTTGCGCATAAGGAAGTTTCTTTTGCAAATTAAATTTATTGGCAATGACTTCCCAATCTTCTTGCAGCGTTTCAAACCGCCCAATGAAGTTGTGCAGCCAGTCTCCCGCTGGATTGACGAAGAATCCAACTTGCGGATTTCTGCCAAATCCTTTGTGATACCAATATGTGTCTGGGTCTTTGAAATTTTTATACGCTAGGATCTTCGTGTTTTCGTTATAACGCCACTTAACCCAATCACCAAACTCAATGTCAACTTTGTCATTTTGTTTCGTGTGCCAGAAGTAATTGCTCACTTCACGATCAAATGGATTGCGCACAAATCCAAAACGATATCTTGTAACAAATGTTTCTGGTTCTGCTCGAAACGCACGAAACAAAGTATCGTGCTGATCGAACATATAGTTTGTGTGAGGATTCAATACTTGTGTTACACTTTCACCGCCAGTCTTTGGGACATGGACGAACATCAAATCACCATTTACTTGCATATCACCTTTTCTTTCCAAGATTATACTTGGCAACTAATTCCCATTCGTCTTTTTCTCTGTAGGGCAACACTTTGATCTGAGAAAGTGGAGCGATCGGGTCACTGCTTCGTCCAGCGTCAACCAGATCAACAAGACCCCACTCAGCAAGAAGGTTGACAATAGTGTTACGCCTTGCCACATCTTCGTCAGCAAAGTTACTAGGCTTGCCGTCAAGCGCAAATAATTCTTTGAAGTGAACAATGTAATATCTCCCCTGTTTATGGAGTATATGACAAGACTGATAGATTGTCCTGTTGCGTTTGGATGCCACCCCAATTCGAGTCAATGTTTCTCTAATTTTTAGGAAGTCATCCTCATTCTTCAGGACGACTTCTATCATGTTTTCAACCATAATTCTGACCTTGTTTTCTTTTTGTTGTTATATTCATTCAGTTTCTTTTGATCTACCATATCAAGAAAGGTCTCATAAGGAACTTTCTCACCATCAAACAGAACATAGTCAACTGGATCATTACCAGGGAACAGTTTGTTCATATAGGTAATGTTTCTCACCATCGTTCTTGTCATTCCCTCTTGCACATTCGTCGGACGAGCATGCAGAGTTATGTTTTGGTCCATGAACACAATTTGTCCATCTTTCCAATCTCGTGTATAGACATACTCTGGTCTATTTACGAGTGACCACAAATGGCTTCTATACTCCAAACTTTCTTCTCTTGTCATGCCTTTAAAATGACTAAAGGCATAGTTCGGAAAGCGAAATCCTTTTCTACCAGTTGCCGTCGTTTCTGTCAGAGGTGTTTCCATTCCATCAATCGGGATGTTAGAATAGATCATTGCCTCTTGTTCAGCAGGGTCTTTGAGTTCCATAGCACCCATGGTGCCATCCCAACCCCATACTGTAATCAATTCATCAACCATCGTTTTATCTTCAGGATTGAGTGCTTCATATGCCTCTGAAGTTCGCAAGAAAGTTGTTTGCGATCCTTCTGAGCCAAACAAACTCATCAGTCCGATAATTCTCTGGCTGTCAACCTTTGATTGTTGGTCACAGTGCCAATCCAATCTACCAGTTGTAAACAATCCAGTTGGACGATTCTTATCGTCACGAAGGAAGCTGACACGACTCATTGTATCGGCATAGTCTTTAATTGCATTGGCAATGTAACCAATATACAATTTGACATCACGCCAATGAGAGCCATTCAGTCTGCCTTCTGCTACTGCCTTATGGATGAATCCTTTTGATGGTTCACCCCAAAGCAGCTGCAGATCGTGGAGTCGCTTCTCATCAATTCGGTCTTCACTCTTATCAATAAAGACCACACATTCGTGAGCAGCGATTCTTCCTACTTCTCTACATTGTTCATCATCGTAGAGATCAACATCTTTAATCTCTACTGCAGTTCCAAGGTCTATCACTTTCATGCTGCATTTCTCATCGTCTCACTGAGTCTTTGATCATCTACCATCTTAGCAAACTGTGCGTGTGGCAGTTTCTCGCCCTTAAACATAATGTAATCAACAGGATCTTGATTCTTAAACAATTTATTCACATGGGAAACCATACGAACCATCGTTCTCTTATCGCCTGCCTTTACATTCGTTGGACGAGCATGCAAAGTAATGTTCTGATCCATGATCATCAATCTGCCGTCTTTCCAATTCTGAGTGAAAACATACTCAGGTTTGTTCAGAAGCGACCACAGATGATCACGATACTTCAAACTTTCTTCTCGGGACATACCCTTGAAGTGACTGAAACTGTGGCTTGGGAATTTAATTCCTTCACGACCAGTTGCAGTATATTCCTTCAATGGGCATTCCATTCCATCAAGAGGAATCATGTGGTAACGAACCAACTCAAGTTGCGACTCAATCAGTTCTTCTGACATCTTGCCACCATCCCAAGCCCATACGGTGATTAATTCATCCACCATGGACTTGTCTTCATGGTTCAGTTTACCATACATTTCAGAGGTGCGAAGAAAAGTTGTCTGACTATTTTCGGAGCCATACAGACTCATCAGACCAATGAGTCGCTGCTTCTCAAAGTGCGACTGTTGATCACTATGCCAGTCTAGTTCGCCGTTGGTAAAGATACCAGTTGGCTTTCCTTTCTCATTAAGATCATAGGAGACACGACACATGCCATCCTGATAATCTTCTACTGCCTTTGAAATGTATCCAAGGTTTAACAAAAAACCACGCCAGTGAGAACCATTAAGGTACTTCTCACCAACATACTTGTGAATCAGAGCACGAGAGGGATCACCCCAACCTGTCTGAATCTCATGTAATCTCTTTTCAGTTACCTTGTCGTCAATATAAACAACGCATTCATGCGCTGCAAGGCGACCAAGTTCTTGACATTCTTCATCGTTATATAAATCGATGTCGGTTACTTGAACCGCATTACCTAAGTCTCTGACCTTCATGTGATTTGCTCCATAGTATTTCTTTGATCGCATTAAGCTGATCATCCGTTAAGATAGTTAGTGCTTGCCTTGCCTTCAATTCATTGTATCCATAATATTCTCTGACAATTGCGACATCACTGTCTTTATCTTTTTTGGACCACTTCGCAAATCGCTTCTTAGGTCTGACAGTATTTAGTAAAAAATCGTACTGTAGTAAATTGTCCAGAAAATGACGAGTGTTCATTTCGTTTGCATAGAACACTGTGTCATTATGATAAGACAAAGCACGATTGGTTAGAAATGGGCTGTATGACTTTTCTGCCAACTTGTCGTTAGCAGTACCACGCATCAGATCCTGCTTGGTCTGATTGATGGAGTTGGTGAAGTCAAAGGGATTGACCTTTGCCATTATTTGAACTCCACATCCACCATGATCTCAGTCAACATTGCCATTGTATTGATCTCTTGATCCGCAGCAAACGCAGACTTGTACTGATAGTCTGCCAGCGTAACAACGATCTGAGGAATGCTCGCAGGTGCCACATGATCATGAATGCTATCATAGAACTTGCGGAAGAATGGAGCAACATCACCATCAATGTTTTGACCAACCCATTTACGAACAGCAGTGAACTCTTTGTTCTTCAGAGCAGTCATAAGAACATTAAAGTTTTCCCCACTAGAATTAGCGAGAATGCCACTGTCAATCCGACCAGTAACGCTGTAACGCTGAAGCTCGTTAAGAATGCGCCGATTGTCAGGAAAGTGTTTAGTAACAAGTTCGGCAACGACTTTTGGTTCATACTCTACTCCTTCGGTTTCCAGGATTCGTTCAACTCGTTTAAAGAACTGCGATGCCATCTTTGGCTTTTCGCTGTTGGGGATTTTGAACTCAACAACCGAACAACGACTGTGGAGCGGTGCGATGATCTTGTTGACAAAGTTACAGGTCAGAATGAAACCGCAGTTGGAACTATACTCTTCCATGAAGTTACGAAGAGCAGGCTGAACAGTTTCCGCATTGAGATAGTCTGCTTCGTCAAGGATAACATACTTGCGTCCACCAGCAAGTGACATGCTAGAGGCAAAGTTCTTGATCTTGGTGCGAAGTGTATCAATGAGACGACCTTCGTCCGAGCCATTGATTACGATATAGTCAGATCCGATCTCATCCAGCATTGCCTTAGCAATAGTTGTCTTACCGATTCCAGCAGTACCAGTAAGCAATAGATTAGGAACATTTCCATTATCTACGAAAGTCTGAAAAGTCTTTTTTAGATTTGGAGGGAGGATTGTATCATCAACAGTGTGTGGTCGATATTTCTCGACCCAAAGAAATTCTTCACGCATAATATCACCATAAACATAATAAAGAAAGGGGGAGCGAACTCCCCCTATTGTACTACGGATTCACTACCTCATACAAGGTTTCAATGTCATCATTTTCTGCTTTGACTTCACTCATATTCTGCTTGTGATAGATACGAGCCATCTTGCGAATATACTTCTTTGGCACATCAACCTTATCTTCAACCACCTGAAGAATATCTTTAATGTGATCTCGCTCCGCTTCAATGCGAGTCAAAGAGTCAGAGATCTGACGCAGTGCTTCACGAATTGAGTTACGAGATTGTTCATCACTTGGAATAATAATATTGCTCACTTTACCATGCTCCAATTTGTTTCACTAGGTTCATTGTTCGTTCTTCAATGCTGACATTTTGGTCTCTCACAAAGTATTCCGCCTGGAATTGGAACAACGCATAATCAATCATCTTGTCTGTTAGTTTCTTTTCTTCCAAGAATCGAACACGATCATGCTCTCGATGAAAATAAACTTCCAGCCATTCAGGACCATTTGGAATCAAATGGTCATATTCAAAGGTCTCGCCAGCTTCAATGATATAGTCACGATCATCTTCTTTTTGTTTGGATGGATTCTGCAACCACATAACATGATTGAATTGTTTGAATGGCATCACGCCTTGCACTTGCAATCCATTAACAACATTGTCGTACACAACAGGATAGACTCCAGCTGCATCTTTTGGACCAAGCACAACAGAGCCAGACTTTACTTCAATCTTGACATGGATATGCCCATTGAAGTCAGCCGTTGTTACATACTTGAACAACTGCTTCTTAGGGTCATCCAGGTCAATTTTGAGTTGCTTCTTACCATCAACCCAAACATCTGCATCAACATTTTCCATCGCAGTTGGTGTCAAGATAATCTGACGCTGCCCTGCCCAACTTGGTCTAGGCATTGTACTTAGATCCTGATTCAGTTGCTACCCAATACTCTACATTGTCACCCTTGAAATGAGAGATCCCACGCTGAGAAATTGACACATCATAATCTTGCGGCATGAACTTGAAGTTCTCAACCTTGAAGATAAAGTCATATTCAGCAGAGGTGCTTGCACGAAGGTCATGAGAGAATTCGTTGGAAGTCGGATTCTTGGTGTCAGTTGCAACCAGATGAACATGACCATCCTTACCACGAACAACAACTTCAGGCAACGCCAACTGATTAGCAGCATTGACCACCTTCTTCAGATCTGCGTAGAACAGACGGAACACAACTTCACGAGAAGGAAGATCCAGTGCCTTATCAGGTGCTGCAGTTACCATTGACGGATCGGTGTAAGTGTAGCGAGACTTATTCGTACCTTCGCTGACCGTTACTGCCTTTTCACCGAAGTCAAAGTCGGCATCTTCAAACAGACTTGCCAGACCCAAGAACTGATTCAAGTCATAAACTGCGAACTCACGAGTAAACGATTCATCGATCACTGCCTGTGCCAGAATATTCTTCTGCTCAGATACGGTGCGAAGAGTGTTACCAACCTTCACACTGATCGAAGGATTGATCGTGGAAAAGTTCTTCAAAACATCAAAAGTCTTATCACTGATTTTCATTATCTACTCCATTATTAAGATCATGCACATAAAGAGCCATTATACCATAATGCAACACCTTCATCAAGTCCTTTCTTGCGTCTGCAGCAGAACCTTTCTTACCATACCGCTGCGCATACTTGAGAATGTTGCCAATCGTAAAGCCCATACCATGCCCAGAGTCGATTACGAACTCAGTGGCTTGGAATTTGTTTTGACTATAATGCTGATTGTATGTTGCATCAATATAGTCCATCAACTCCTGCACTAAGGCAGGTTCATTATATTTAAATTCACTCATATCACTTCTTCATCTTTTTGATTTGCTCATGATCTGCAGTAGCAGTAGCACCAACAGCAGCCAGATCTGCCAACGAACCACCAAAGGTATAAGAGCCAGTGTGCATCAGTTTCATCCACGGACACATCCAGGTATCAACACCAACCTTTTGCATCCACTGACAGAACATATAATCTTCTGACAGATAGCGTTTGGTCTTTTCGTCAATCAATGCTTGGAAGTACATCATGATCTCACGAGAACCGTCAAAGTGTTTCGTGCGAACATGATCAGGCAGATAGGAATAATCTGGATACGCTTCATCAAACTTCTTGAACGCATCCTTCGTGACCATCATAAAGCCAGTGCCGCCTTCAAGAACCTTTACTGGCTCATCGATACGAACTTCGGTCTGACCATCAGCAGGATTGAACACATAGTCGCCAACAAACCGTTCAAGAACGGAAGGATCGTCATCAGCAAAGCCACGATCAACTGCACGCTTTACCTTTTCCCAAGCAATTGTTTTCTTAGGATATGGACCACACATAATCTTCTTGCCGTTTGGATCTTCGTGATCCATAAGAGCAGCAAGAGTCAGTACATCATTCGGATCAAAGCCAATGTCCGAGTCAATGAACATCAGGTGCGTATAGTCAGAACGCATAAACTCATCCACGCAGTAGTTGCGAGCACGAGTGATCAGCGACTCATTGAACAGATAAAAGAATTTGATGTCAATGCCGTATGCTTG